AAGTCCGATACGGAGAATATTTATGGCCGCGTTTTTGTCGCGGTCATGCGTTTGTCCACAGCTCGCACAAGCCCATTCTCTTACAGAGAGTCCAGACAGACCTGTCGGCCCCGTTCTCTCCAGACAATTGTTGCAAGTTACAGTTGTGTATGCTTCGTTGACGAGAACACACATTCCGCGCCGCCTTATGGCTTTGTATTCGCAGAATGTTTTAAGTGTTCCGAACGAGGCGGCGAGGTCTGCCTTGCCGTTAGCTAATCTCGAATTTCCTAAAATTACTTTTGCATAGTTGCTCGTGAGAGTTGTGCTCACTTTGTGCAAATTGTCTTTTCTGATTCGAGAAATCTTGCGATGAATCTTCTTCGCTCTCCTTTTCTTGCCATGTCGCTGCGCCTTCGCGAGCACATCCTGCGCGGCATAAAATGCTTTCGGATTATGAAAAACCTCACCATCACTCGTAGTGACCAAAGACTTCTGACCGAGGTCAACTCCTACTGCTATTTTAAGAGCTGCCTCAAGAAGCTGAACTTCACATTGAAAATTCACATACCAATCGCCAGCGGCGTCTTGTGAGAATGAGCCGGTGAGAATCGGTCCGCCGAGTTCGCGAGATTTAAAGAATTTGATCTTCTCGTTCATGAAGGTGACCGTGTCACTTTCGACTCGAACACCAGATGCCTTGAATGGAATCCAGCCAAGACTCCGTTTTGAGCCAGAACTCTTGCGCCATTTCAGCTTCCGCTTTTTAAACTGCTTCCGACGATTAGCATACTCGGCGCAAACCATTTGCACGGTCTGTGCGTTGATCTTCAATATTTTCGCAACCCCGCTCGTGAGTTTTTGTAGGTCAAATCCGCTTAAGAATTTCCCATCGCGCTTAATCGCCCGAAATGAAGTTTCGTTGCAGTAGTTGAAGACGTAGTTCACCTTAGGTGCGGTTTTCGCAAGGAACTTTTGATTCCGTCGTATCTTAAATTGGAATGTTGAGACGCAAGTTTCGGTGTCGCTCACGGCTCGCCCAGGATACCTCATCTGTTAGATTAATTCAAGAAAACTAACAAGCTGGTCTTGGAACGAGACAGGCGGCTTATATCCCCATAGCTAAAGCAAGTGGCTTTACGCCGCTTTTCTATAAACCCGGAATCCTTGATTGACTTAATGGCGGCTTTGTCGATAACTTGATTTTAGATTATAACTTTGGGGGATCCATGACATTTCTACTTGCGCTTTTATTACCGTCACTTGGCTTGAGAGGAATAACTGATGTTTCTGGAGTATAGGACTGAGGAAGGGTATGACATCTATATAAACCCGGACTCTGTTCTTGCGGTCATATCACTCAAAGAGAATCGTTGTAAGATTGTTCTTAAGGGCTACATTGCGAACATTATTGCGCCAATAGACCATATTTTAGAACAACTTGAAAATGGTGTTGACTTGCCTATCGAATCACCTGCAGAGTAATATTTGTAACCTTTTTGGGGGAAATTCATGCGAAAAATATACCTATTAATCTTGGCCGTTGCCTTCACTGTTAGTGCATTGGCTGCATCTCCGTTTCCACCATGGTTGCAGAAGTATATTGACCAGATTCCGAATAAGAACGGTCGCGATGTTCAGCGTGTTGCTCGGGCGACTTTCGATATTGCTGCTACAGGCGGTGCCGCAGGGACTTACAACTTAGGTGTAAGTCTTCCTAAGGGTGCGATTATTACTCGAAGCTGGTACTACGTTGCCACAGCGTTCACGGATGCTGGGGCTGGCACAGTAGCTATTAGCTGTGAAGATGCGAATAACATCGTTACTGCGGTGGACATTACAGGAAAAGCTCTTGACTCTGTGAATGAAGGTGAGTCGACAGGAGCAGCCTCTGCTTTTAAGAAAAGCATTGCGGCTGGATGTAATATTACAGCGACGGTGGCAGGATCTTCGATTGTGTCCACTGGTAAAGCGAACATCTACATTGAGTTTGTTGCTCAAGATAGCTAACATTGCCTTACGACATTTCAATAGCCCTCTTCATGATGATGGCGGCTTACCAACTAGTTTTAGTTAAACTTCCTAAATGGGCCTTTTGGTGTGTGCTATACATTTTAGCAAGGCCCTTGTTTGATTACTGTGAGCCTCACTTATTCTTACCTGGCCTTGGGCCGATGAACCTATACACTTTGCAGCGTCAATCGCTTTTCCTGTTCACGGGATACACGCTGGTGATCGTTTTGGGGCTACATACCACAAGTGTAGTATCTTCGAGGTTTTTAATAGGTTTGGGTTTGATTAATGCTGTTCTAGTCTGCTTTGGTCAAGGTCTCTTAGGAAACCCCGGTCAAGATGGAGCGTTTATCGCACTTACTCTCCCTCTTATGGCTAGGGAGAAATTCTACGGGTTGATGATCCCTGCTCTGATTGGCATTATGTTATCGAAGTCAGCGACTGCGTTCTTGGCAACGTTCGTGATAGGTGCTCTTTACGTGCATTATATGATCTTCCTACCTGCCATTCTCGGTGCGCTTTGCTTATGGTCGTTCTTACCTGACTTCTGGGCGGATAACGGGCGGCTGTTCTACTGGCAGCAAGCACTGGAGCTATCACTATCGCAGATGCCTGTTCTAGGCTTAGGTCCAGGTAGTTATTTCGTTTACGGTGCGGCGATGAACCAGAGGCTCGGACACATGTCAGTTCCGGTATGGACGCACAATGATTTTGTCGAAGTAACCTTTGGGTATGGCATACTTGGATTATGTATATTGCTATTCTTGCTTGTTATGGCGTGGAGATCGGCCAGGGGAAGTAAAGAGTTTACATCCCTACTGGGCGGCTTTATCGTGGTCATGTGTTTTCAGATGCCCTTATCGCAGCCATTCTTTTGGTTATTTATTATCTATTTTATAGGACGCGTGAGTGAACGAGAAGACCTTTGCTTACAAAAACCCTAAGACTGGGGCTATGGAACATTACGACTCTGCCACTGGCGAGCTCGTTGGTGTCCACAAGGACAATATCTCTAAAGTGCAGACTCTAGAAGAGCGCGCTATTAAAGTAGAGCTACCGTCTGGCGGCACTATTCTCGTTGACCCTAGTACGAGGCTTCCTGATGAAAGATGGGAATATAGCATTGAGCTTGCTCAGAAGATATGCGATGAGATAGTCGAAGGGCGCTTGATTACTGATATCTGCGACGGCCAGCTATATCCTCCTTATAAGGTCGTTGCCAGGTGGAAGCGGATGTATGAGAAATTCAAAGAGATGCTTCAGTCTGCTTATGAGGATCGAGCAGAGCACATTGCCGACAATATAAGAAGACTGGCGGACGAAACTAACGAGGGTAATTACTCGAGTAAGAACGTTCAGATTCAAGCGTATAAGTCCCTTGCTAGCTATGACTCCTCTAGGTTCAGAGCAAAGCCTGCTACTGAGGTATCTCAGGTGGGATCCCAGACGATCGTGATCGTGACGGGGGTTATAAGAGAGGGCGACGTTGAGAGAGACGTTAAAAAGATTGAGGAGTCAGGTCCATGATGGCAAGTCGAAGGTTAATAAACTGAGGTTGGTCTGTTTGAAAGGGTATTGGGTACTAAATGTCGAAAGTAGTAACTGTAAATTTAGGATATAGGCCCCGACCCTTACAAAGTAAGCTGCACAAAGAAATTAAACGCTTCAGTGTTTTAGTCGTTCACCGTAGGGCCGGTAAAACCCATTTCGCGTTAATGGAGATTATTGACAAAGGTTTAAGAAATCCTCTTAAGAACGGCCAATACGCATATATTTCGCCCACGTTCAAACAATCGAAACGAAATGCATGGACTATATTAAAAGAATACGCCCAAGACATCCCTGGCTATGAGGCTAATGAATCAGAGCTAAGGGTGGACATCCCGCGCCCGCACATGGGCGATCGGATTCGTATTTACCTTCTAGGATCAGAAGATCCTGGGTCACTTCGAGGCCTTTACCTTGATGGCGTGGTGCTTGACGAGTACGCAGAGATGGGTCCTGAGATCTGGGCGACTGTCATTAGACCAGCGCTATCAGATAGACTTGGGTGGGCAATATTCGTCGGTACACCTAGAGGCGTTAACCATTTCTGGGATATATATCAAATAGCTTTAAAAAATCCAGATTGGTACACGGCTCTTCATAAGGCATCAGAGACAGGTATCATTCCAATGTCTGAGCTAGAGGCGGCTAAACAAATAATGTCGGATGAGGAATATGCTCAAGAATTCGAGTGCGATTTCTCCGCCGCCCTTATAGGCGCTTACTATGGTAAAGAGATGAAAAAGGCTGAGGATGAGGGGCGCATTACCATTGTTCCTTATGACAAGGCCGTTCCTGTTAGCACGTACTGGGATTTGGGGATCGCGGACACGACGGCTATCTGGTTTATCCAGCAGGTCGGCAAGGCGTTCCATATAATCGATCATCTGGAGGACTCAGGTGTGGCGATTGATCATTATGCTAAAGAGCTACGTAAAAAGCCCTACGACTATGACGAGCACGTGCTCCCTCATGACGCTGCAGCCAGGGATTTAGGTACAGGGAAGACCCGGGAGGAGATCTTGCGCTCATTAGGACTTCGGACGAGGATATTACCCAGGACGGATGTTAAGGACGGGATTGATGCTTCTAGGCTTATAATGAATAAGTGCTGGTTTGATGCTCTAAAGTGTGAGAGGGGCATAAACTGCTTGAAAAACTACGAGAAGAAGTGGGACTCTAAGAATAAGATTTTCTCAAGTCAGCCTTTGCATAATTGGACGAGCCATAGTGCAGATGCATTTCGTTCGTTCGCAATGGGCGTGAGAGAAGGAAGCCACAGGATTAAGTGGCATGAGCTCCCAAGGCAGTCTGACGATAAATTTGATATATTTGGAGATAAATAAATGGGTGAAGCTCAAAACAACCTTCCAGCGCTAACGGCTCCGGCCATCGGGGTTCCTTATCAGATAATAAATCGGCAAGGCCTATTTCGTCCTACCGAGGAAGTGAACTCTGGTAATAATCAGAATAGAGAGAAGAGCCAAGCTCTATTAACAGCGATTAATTCCGAGCAGGATCTAACCGACGCTCAGAGAAAGGGTTTTCTCGATGAGATTTCTGGAGTGGATCAAGCTATTATTAAAGCTGAATCAGGTAAGGGGTCAGGCGTCGGCAAGTTAATCGGGGGCAAAAACTTCGATCAGCAATTAGCAGATGTGTCTGCTCGTATCCAGGGGGCGATTGCTGAGCAAAAAAAGAAGAGAGAAGGCGCTCAGCAATCAAGGAAGCAGCAGATAGATCAGCCAGGAAGATTCCTCGTTGGATCAACGCCCAGTCTTATTAATCAAACGTCATCGTTAAACGTAGGGAGCTTGTTAGCATAATGCCATTATCACCGAGAGAGCTTAGGGAGAGGTTTAAGTCCAAAGTTGTCAAACGCGCCATTTGGGAGAACCACTGGCAAGAGCTTGCGGATTTTATTCTACCAAACAAAAACTCCATTACTACGAAACGATCTAAGGGCGAGAAGACAAACACTCACCTGTTCGACAATACCGCGATCCAGGCCAACGAGCTTCTCGCAGGTGCGCTGCACGGCCTTTTAACGAACCCATACACTCAGTGGTTTGAGCTCTACACGGGAAACCCTGATATTGACTCTGACGATGGCGCTAGACTTTGGCTCCAGGATTCAACCAGGCGCATGCACACGGTGATCAACGATTCGAACTTCCAAACAGAGATCCACGAGTATTACTTGGATTTACCGGCATTCGGCACAGCGCCGCTGCTGATGGAAGAGGACGAGGAAACGATCGTTCGGTTCATGGCTATACATATTGGCAATATCTATATATCAGAAAATAATAAAGGTTTTATTGACGAGGCCTACAGAACCTTCGAATGGCCAGCTAGGCTTATCGTCGCAAACTTCGGATTGGATGAAGCGAACTTATCTAAGAAGGTAATGAGCGCGTATAAACAAAACTCCGATGAAGTGTTTAAGCTTCTCCACGGCGTTTACCCAAATGCAGATACGGACAGTAGCGGGAAGCTTTCGAACTTTCCGTTCATCAGCCACTACACAGTTTTGGATGAGGACGAGGATATTTCCGTAAAAGGTTTTAACGAGTTCCCGTTCATCATTGGCAGATGGTCGAAGATCTCCGATGAGGAGTATGGCCGTGGCCCTGGCATGACGGCTCTTCCAGAAGCTAAGACAATTAACAAGATGACGGAGATGACGCTTCTTGGTGCTGCTAAGATGATCAACCCTCCGCTGCAGATGCCAGATGACGGGTTCGTACTTCCGCTGAAGACATTCCCTGGTGGAGTGAATTACTACCGTGCTGGAGGAACAGATAGAGTAGAAGCTTTACTCTCAAAGGACTTCAGGATTGATTTCGGTGAAGCTATGATGGAAAAGCACCGTCAACGTATCCGAGAAGCCTTTTTCGTAGATCAGCTCCAATTAGGCACAGGCCCTCAGATGACGGCCACTGAAGTAAATCAGCGCACAGAAGAGAAGCTTCGCCTGCTAGCTCCCGTGCTAGGTCGTCAGCAGAACGAGACCCTGGGACCTATCGTTTCCAGATTATTTAAGATTATGGACAGAAAGAAATTGTTTCTTCCCATGCCAGACATTATAAAAAGTGCTGGCGGCTTGGGCGTACGGTACTCTAGCCAAATTGCTAGAATCCAGAAGCAAGCTGAGGGGGATAATATTCTTAAAACAGTACAAGCGGCATCGCCGTTCATTCAAGCAGATCCTACGGTTTTGGATAACTTTGATGGGGATGAATCAATCAGGGAGATTGCTCGTATCTACAATTTCCCTCAAAAGATGATCCGTCCTAAGGTTGAAGTCGAGAAGATCAGAAAAGGTCGTCAGCAAGCACAAGAGCAAGCAGCCCAGCAACAGCAACAAACAGTAGCTGCCGATAATCTTTCTAAAGTGAAACCCGCAATACAGGGATAAAGATGAATAGACAGCATAAGAAATATGTGGCCAAGAAGGCTGATTATAAAAGCTTGTTTACGTCAGAAACTGGTAAGCGCATTCTATATGATCTTATGAGGCAGTACCGGGTGATGGATCCTGTCTTCTCGAGCGACCCTATGGAAATGGCGTACAACGAGGGACAGCGGACAGTTGTATTGATGATCATTAATCAGATGAACACGGATCTTAAGAAACTAGAAAACCAATTATCGGAGGCTATTAAACATGAGCGATTCGACTACACAGCAAACACCACCAGCTTCGTCTAGCACACCGCCACCAGACGCAGCGGCTGCAGCTAGCTTACCTGTGTTAGGTGAGAACTGGCATTCCATGCTTCCTGATGACTTAAAAGAGGAGTCGTCACTTAAGACTGTTCATGACCTTACAGGCCTTGCGAGAAGTTTCGTGCATGCTCAAAAGCAAGTAGGGGCGGATAAGATCGTCCTTCCGAGTAAGCATGCGACAGACTTGGAGCGCCGTGCGTTCTACCATAAACTAGGCCTCCCTGAGAAGATCGACGACTACAAGGTGGATGCTCCTAAGGATACTGAGATCAACACTGAGTTCTTTAACTCAGTGAAAGCTAAAATGCATGAATCTGGTATATTGCCAGAGCAAGCACAAAACTTACTCGGCTGGTATATTAATAAAGAAAAAGAAATCATAGGACAAAGATCCAAGCTCGCCCAAGGTCAGAAGGACGAGGCGAAAGCCCTATTAGAAAAAGAGTGGGGTAAAGCATACGACCAGAATATGGAGCGTGTGAAACAGGCGATTAAATACACGGGCGACCCAGAGTTAGACAAATTCTTGAAAGAGAATGATGCTGGCTCTAATCCCGCGCTGTTAAAGGCCTTCGTTAAGTTCTCAGGATTCTTGCAAGAAGACAAGATGCATGGCACAGGTCCTGCTAATGCGAAAGCACCAAACGACGCGAAAGTCGAAATCGGCATGACTATGGCGAACCGTGAGCACCCATACCATAATCCCTCACATCCGAACCATAAGATTGCGGTTCAAGAGATGTTAGAGCTGCATGAGATGGCATATCCAGAAAAACCTAAAGAGTAGCCTTGACTATTTTTCTGAAATAGCCGTTAAATAGGCTAAGGACAACTGGGCGCTCATCCCCAGTCCTAGTTTGAAGCTGGAGACCCCAGTGGATATCAGTGAATCCCTTTTAGGGACAATTCCGTTAAGTACGAGCAACTATAGAAAGAGTAGTTTGTTTGAACAATAACAAATTGTCAGGGGGATTCTATGTCTCAAGAAGTTACTACAGCGTTTGTAAAACAGTTTAGCTCGAACATATTTCATCTTAGCCAACAAGATGGATCTCGTTTAGCTCCTGTTGTAAGAAAAGAAAGCCAAAAATCAGAAGCAAGTTTCTACGATCGTATCGGCTCTGTTACTGCCGTACTTCGTACAAGCCGGCACGCGGACACACCGCAATTCGACACACCTCACTCACGTAGGCGTGTAACCTTAAATGACTACGAATGGGCAGACTTAATCGACGATGTCGATAAAGTTCGCATGCTCATCGATCCTGCTAGCGATTATGTAAAAGCTAGTATGATGGCTATGGGACGCGCAATGGATGACGTTGTCATCAGTGCTGCTAACGGCTCTGCTTACGGCGGCGTTGACGGTGGAACAGCGGTTGCTCTTCCAGCGGCTCAGCACATTGGAGCTGTCTCTGGTGGTAGTTTAAGCGGACTAAACGTTGAAGCTTTGAGAGTTACTCAAAGAATTTTCGACGAAGCTGAAGTTGACGAGAAGATTCCTCGTTACTTCGTGTTCTCCGCTGAACAGCGCCAGAACCTTCTAAGCGAAACCGAAGTCACAAGCGCAGACTTCAACACTGTTAAAGCCCTTGTTAACGGTCAAATCGACTCATACATGGGATTCAAGTTTATCCGCTCAGAGCGTTTAAACAACTCCGGACTTTATAGCATCAACACCTCTACAGGTGCTGTGACCTTGTCGACAGGTAACGGAAACGCTGCCCGCCAATGCTTCGCATTCGCTGGTGATGGACTCTTGTTATCGATCGGTATGGATATGAAGGCGCGGATTTCAGAGCGTGACGACAAAGGTTATTCCACTCAAGTGTACGCACAAATGAGCATTGGTGCTACCCGGATGGAAGAGTCCAAGGTTGTTATGGTTCTTTGCGCAGAGGCTTAAAATCTAATTTATAGGAGAGAAATACCATGGCAGCAGATGCTACATTATTAGGACTGAATAGAACAAAGTGGGCTTCCACTGTACCCAGTGTGAAGATTCCAAAAGGTGAAGGATACTCTCATTTGCACGTTGCGTATGACAGCTATACCTACGCTGAAGCTAGCGAGATCGGTGATATCGTCACCATGCAAAAGATCCCCGCTAGTGCCCGCGTTCACAATGTTGTCGTTTATAGCGATGACAACGGAACAGCTGGAGTATGGGATGTGGGTTGGGGCGTAAGCGCCGACGCTGTAGAAGCAGCCGATCAGGATGGATTCATTTTAGGATTCAATCCTGAGACAGACAACGGCGCTTCTATGCAAGGCGGCGGGATTGCAGCAGGTACAGGAGGAGGCTTTGCAGCCCGCCCTGGATTGTTCAAGCAATTCGCCTCTGCGGTAGACTTGAAGCTTCAATGCACAGAAGCAAGTTCAGCGACTGCTTTCACATTGAAAGTAGCTATCGAATATAGCGTTGATTAATTAGTCTGGGGGCTTTTATAGCCCCCTTATTTCTTTAAGGGGGATTCGTGGCCTCATCGCCAGTTGATATCTGTAATTCTGCTTTGGCAAAAGTGGGGTCCGATAGAATCACGTCTTTATCCGAGGACTCAGCTGCTGCAAGAGCCTGTAACGGGCAGTACGACAATAAACGTAAAGCGCTACTCCGATCACACCCATGGAACTTTGCTACTTTAAGAATAGAGATCGGACTTCTCGCGACGGAGCCAGTGTTCGAGTTCGACAGTGCGTTTGGCGTACCCGCTGATTGCCTGCGAGTTCTGGACATCGAGGATAATTACATCCCATGGCGTATCGAGGGCAGAACCCTTGTTACTAATAATACCGAATGCAAAATAAAATACATCACAGATCTAACTGACACATCTAAGTTCGATCCGCATTTCGAAGAGGCGCTAGCTACTGATCTAGCTGCGGATATATGCTTTTTATTAAGCAAGAATGCCACTCTGTCGAAAGAATTAAAGATAGAAGCCAAAGAGAAGATCGCCCAAGCCAGATCCTTTAATGCTCAGGAGTCCAGCGGCGCTGTTATCGATGCCGGGACTTTTAGAGACGTGAGGTTTTAGCATTGTCTAAGTTTAGCTACCTGGTTAATGATCTGCGGGCGGGCGAGATAACGCCTAAATCCTACGCACGTTCTGACTTAGATGTGTTTAAGAAATCCTGCAAGACTTTGGAGAATGCCATCCCATATGTTCAAGGTGGTGGAGGGAGAAGGCCTGGGTCTTATTTCATAGCTAACAGTGTTGTGGAATCTCTCTTTGATGCTTCTTTGTCTGTGTTTAATAGCAATATTCGCTTAATAAATTTCAGGAAAAGTAAAACCATTGGTTCTGTTTTACTCATACGTCCGAATGCTGATCAGAGTGAGTACACTCTTACCACCAGCTGCGATATCTACTCTGACGAGACTTATACGGCTAGAGACACAAACCCAGCTTTTGGCGGAGTTAACTATAAAAACATTCCTGCTATCGATTGGATTGAGATCTACAATGTTGCTTTTCTCATCCCGAACTCAAGCTCTTTTAAGGGCTATCTAGAATCTGAGCTTAATCAAATTCAATATGCTCAGTTCGGCGATATCATGATCTTGGTTCATCCGAACCGGGTGCCGCTGATCATCCAGCGGAGATACGCGGACGCTAACTATGACACATTCGTGGCGTATCCGTTTTATCTAAAGCCTAATCAGCAATCGAAAACCACGGCCTCGTTTTATACTATTGAGTCCGTGTCGTTCCCTGACGATGCGTGGCCCTATCAGCCTGTGAACGCTAACGCCAATCACACGCTCTCGTTCTCAGGAACGACTGGCAGTGTGACGGTCACATCGTCGGTTGGCTTCTTCGTCGCTGCCCATGTTGGCGCGATGTTCAAGCTAAGCAGTGGCGGATTCTTCGAGATCACCGCAGTTACAAATGGAACTACGGCGACAGCTAGAGTCACTACGACCCTTGGCTCTGCGTCCGCGTCTGCTAACTGGCAAGAGAGCTACTGGTCTAACGCCAGGGGATGGCCGCGCACGATAGCGTTCCACCAAGGCAGAGCCGTCTACGGCGGAAGTGCCGCGTTCCCTGACACGATATGGGGATCCGAGACGGGTGATATCCAGCAGTTCGATGGCGGCACTGGAGACACGGCCCCGTACGCGCTGACGATCACTGCTGGTGACGGCTCTGAGATAAACTGGATGATCGCCGGCACGAACTTAAACATTGGAACTCGCGGTAAAGAGATCATTGCCTCAGCCCCTGATCCTACGGCTTCCTTTGGAACAGATAACGTTGATTTCAGAGCAGAGTCCGAGGTGGGCTCCAGCTACATACAAGCACAAAAAGTGGGGAACGCGATCTACTTCGTTGATCGTGATGGGAGAACGCTTCGAGAGTTTGTGTTCAATTTCCAAGAGGACTCGTTTCGTCCTGACAACCTGTCACTGCTCGCCGACCACATGCTCGACAGGTCCCTTGAGATTAGAGAGACTCAAAAAGTCCCAGAGATTCTGCAGATGCAATACCAAGGGGGGAATGCATCGACGTTCTGGTTCATTGACTCTAACGGGAGCCTGTTCGGCTGCACCAGGGATCGCCCATCGCAGATGCTAGCATGGCACTTTCATAAGCTTGGCGGTGATCTTGATGACGAGCCGCCGAAGGTTCTATCTATCTGCACAGCGACTATCGAGGATGGTACCAGTGACGGTGTGTACGCCTTAGTTCAGAGAACCATCAATGGGGCTACGGCATATTACTTTGAGCGCATAGAGGCTCAGTATTTCAGAACAGATCCTGCTAGTGAGTCGTTCGATATGAACGCACATTTAAACTATTGCGACTCACAGGTCGTTCGGTTTAGTGTATCTCCAGCGACTAACTTCACAGGGCTAAAGCACTTAATCGGCCAAACTGTGGACGTGATAGCTGACGGGAAGTACGAGGGGCAGTTTGTAATCGATGCTGATGGAGAGCTGGATATTCTTAGCGCTGCTTCTTTTGTTGTCGTGGGCCTACCCTATCGACAGATAATCGAGCCTATTTTCATCGACGCTGGCTCCGTCATCGGATCAGGTCTACACCAAACAAAAACTATTGATAGAGCAGTGATCCGGTTTTCCCGAGCTGTGTTCTGTAAGTTCGGGCGCAACGTGGATAATCTTGAAGACATTATATTCAGACCTAACGACATCCCCATGGGGGATGCAACGCCCTTTTATCGGGGGATTAAAGATCAAATATTCAGAGGCAATTACACCAGGGAGTCAACGGTGGTTATCGTGAACGATAAGCCATTTCCGCTTGATGTGACTGGCATTGCTGTGACTGGGGTGACGAATGAAGGTTGATATAGTGTTCGCTAGAATCGGCGATATCGAGGTGATCACTCCTAAGTCTATCTATGGTACTGACGAAACCATCAAAGCTCGTTGTATAGCTGCGATAAGGCACCCTGAGACCATCGCCTATACGCTCATGGTTGGCGATACGCCAATCGCTGTATTGGGTGGTTACTTCGTCTATCCTGGGGTGTGGGAACTCTGGGCTCTGATGGGCGAGCTTGTGCATAATTATGCACGCGATGTCGTCAAGGCATGCCGCGCTCTGCTTGAGGCTGTATGGGCCAAGCTGGATATTCGCAGGATGCAGGCGTATGCACCGAACGATTCAAAGGCTCTTAAGCGCTGGTTCGAGGCTTTGGGGCTAATGCCCGAAGGGCGTCTTAAGAACTACGGCTCTGAGGGCCAGGATTTCATCTTATATGCGAGGGCCAGGTAATGGCTGAGGCGCTCATAGTAGCGGGAACAGGCTTGAGTATGTACTCGGCCTATCAGGGGGCTCAGAGCGACGCTGATCTTGCTGCTCGTAAAGCAGGTTTAAACAGGCTCGAGGCTCAAGAGATCATGGAGCGTGCCCGGATTAACACCAAGGCTCTTCAAAGGCAGGGGGCATTGCTTGAAGAAAAGCAGAAGTCCGCATACGCCAGAGGCGGTGTGGATATTAAGGGATCTCCGCTTCAGCGCTTAGAGCAGACACGTGCTCAGTTCGGCGAGGAGATCGCGATCATGCAGCGTGAAGCTAGCTTCAAAGCCGGCCAGCTCGAGGCTCAAGCGAGCATCTACGCAGACGAGTCGGCACAATACAAGCAGAATGCTGGGCTAGCAGCTATCACAAAAGGCCTTGGCGGCGCCTCATCTCTAACAAATCTAAGCGCGTCCCGCGAGAGGAGTAAGGTGTAATGCCACGAATACCCATATCAGAGAGAGTCGGCACGATATCTGGTGACACTAGTGTATCTAATTTCGTAGGGGGCCAAGCAGCCTCCGAGAAGCTTAAGACGATAGACAAACTAGGCGACACTCTCGTTGAGCTTGGCGGTAGTGTAGAGAACCTGCGCCAAGTGCGTGAGACGAACAAAGCCCGAGACTATGCCTACGAGACCAGCCATAAGGACTACACGTCTATGGTGAGCCAAGAGCAGCTTATTAAAGAGCAGCGCCAGCGCGATGGTAAGGGTGTCGACGGATATTCTAAAGAGGTTGCTCAGAGCTGGGACGATAAGCAGAACGCGGCTCTACAGAACGCGCCCAATCAGCTAGCTAAGGATTTATACAAGCAGACTGTCGACAACTACCAGATCAGCTCACTTCACCGTGCGGACTCATGGGAGAAGCTCCAGTCTTCCAAGATTACAAGGGATCGTGACGAGCAGATGTCCGAGCAGGATGCGAACACGCTGATCACCAGTGGTAACTTAGATGATTATGGGCTTATGGTGCATACGGCATCTGAGAAAATAAACTCCGACAACGTCAACTATGAGCCTGGGGAAAAAGCAGGAGAGCTTCGAAAATATAACCAGACAAGAGCTCTAGGATATTTCACTCATCTATCCAATACAGAGGATTTTAAAAAAGGCGTTGACCTGCTAAAATCAGGCGAGGGTCCTACTAAGGATCTGGGGCCTAACAAACGCGGCGAGCTGCTAAAGTATTTCGAATCTAATATTAAGCAAAAGGCGAAAAAAGATTTCATCAACATCGAAAACAGCGCTGAGGATTTCTCCTACCAATCTCTCCATGGAAAAGTAAACGAGGCACAGTTCCGATCTGTGTATGCGCAGATCGCCAGCACTCCAGCGCTTGACGACATGCCTGATATCCGCAAGCGCAAGCTCGATGAGCTTAAGGCTACAAGGGAAGCTGGCTATTCGGTGCAAGAGGCGGTGAAGCTGCCAACTGCCGAGTACGGTAAACTTGATGTATTCAAAGAGGATAAGAACCCATCATGGAATCCCGAAGCTCGGGCTAAGATTAAATTCATCGCCGGCAAGGCTATTAACGATATCACCGAAGAGCGCCAAAAAGATGGCTTGCTATCTACAACGAAATCATCAGAGAAAGTCAAAATGCTTGCAGATAAGTCGTACAACTCACCAGCTGATATGGAGGCCTTCCTAAGCGAGGCAGAGTCTGAGGCTCAGCGAACGGGCGCTAAGTTCAGGACTACTACTAAGTCTCAGAGCGACGGTATCGGATCTGCTATCTCTCAGGCAGCGAAGTCTCCAGAGGTTGACGTACTGAAAGTAACTCTAGATAAGTTTATTAATACTTATGGCAAGCGTGCAGGCCAGATGCTCTCTGAGGTCGCCATTGATAACAAAGATCTTAAGGGTGTTTACGTCTTAGCTCAAGTGGACACAGCTGAATCGCGCAGGTCTGTTCTTGATAATATCAAAAACGGTAAGGCTAATATGGAGGCTTTCAAAGATCGCTTCGGTGACTCTATGTCTAAGGAGCTCGAGATGCTTGCCGCTATTGCTAGTCAAGGGTTCACCGATGCTGTGAATACACAGAACACCTCCGAGTTCTCCTCTGGCTCTGCTATCCAAGAGCAGGTTGTACTTGAGGCATCGAAGCTTAAGCTCAGTGATCATAACCTTGATCCAAAGAAAGCCATCGCGATAGCTAAGCAGACGATCATCGACAACAACTATGTGGTCACCACTGGTGGTAAGAGCAATATCGCGTTTCCCAAGAATGCTATGAAGGTAGAAAAGCAAACGATGGACGATTTCTTAGCCAGGTCCGTTTCTCCTGGTTATATCAAGCAATTCGACCCGTACATGCCCGATCGAAACCAAGATCTGCACATGAACGCTATAACGACAAACGCCAGGTGGACGCTCTCACATGACAGCCAGTACCTGGAGCTAAAGGCCAAGGGTACTGATGGAATATCTAGGGCTGTCCCTGCTAACGCTGGTCAGATGCCTGATGGAACGCCCATGTATAAGCCTATTCGCCTTAAGGTAAGTTCAGTACCTGATGAGCTGGTGAAAATTAATCTGCTGCATTTTTCTCCTGGCAGTAATAGTCCCCTTCTACAAAAGAAGGTTGTCGAGTGAGCATCGTTACTAACCCCTTAGCGCCAACGAATCGTGACGACGGTTATTTCACCGACACGCTTGCGGCGGACGTTAGCGGGTTCACTGCGGCTAAAGCGAGCTACGACCTGATGAACTGGGACACTGCTACTTATGCAGCCCGGCGCCAGATACAGATCAAAATGCTAGAGTCTCAGTCAGCCAATGACGAGAAGCTTTCTCCAGAACAGCTAAACAAAGAATACCCAGGGATGAATTTCACAGAGGGCAAGTCGCGGCTAGTGGCTACTGAGTTAGCTAACCGTAATGCCAAATATCAAGAGCTGCAAGTGGCGCGTTCACTGGGTCCGCAGGGGTTAAAAGGGACTATCCTTGATTTCGGTATGGGCGCTGTCGCCAGCATGACAGACCCGCTCGAGATTGGCGTTGGTATTGCGACAGGCTTTGGTATCGGGTTCTTAGCCAAGACTGCTATCGGCAAAGCTGTTGCTAAGACAGCGGTAGCTAGGACAGTGTTCGGAGCTGGCCGGCTTACAGCAGCTGAGGCTGCGCGCTCGGTGGAGCTGGGCATATCCCAGGGTTTAGCGCGTAAGACCATCGCTCAAGAGGTGGCTAAGGACGCAGCCGAGGGTTTCATCGGCAACATCGCCACCGAGATGTCACTGGTAGCCCCAGCGGCTCAGGCTGAAGGGCGTGAGTACACAGCTGGCGACGTGCTGTATAACTCAGCTATCGGAGCTCTGGCGTTCGCAGGTGTTAAGGGCGTTGGCGGTAGAACTCTGAACTGGTACCGTGGTATAGGTGATCAGCATTTCAAGATAGTGGACGACTCCACCACTGGCCAGCAGTTTATGGATAAGGCGCCCACTGCGCAGCATGTGCATGAGGCTGGTGTTAAGATGACCGACATCCCGCATGACCAAACCGGCTACCACTTCGCTCCTATAACAGACCCGTCAGTGGAGGCTCCCACTAAGCAGCTATACGTCCCGATTGCTAACTCATCTAGCGATATCAGCGGGGTATCTGCCAAGGTATTCGACTATAGAGGCCCAGGCGTAGAGATCTCCGACAACCCAGCTGTAACGAACGCAGGAGCTGTGCGTGCTAACGGTGATGGCTCCATGGGATCCCACGTAGAGGTTAAGGTGAAAGAGGGGCTCGACATCGAGAACCTGAACGCTCCGATCACACCCGAGCACCGGATGACCCCGATCCTCCAGCAGGTAGCTGACGACATGGGGGTTAAATTCGAGATGCCCGAGACTCCAAAGAGCATAGACAAAACGATAAACGATTTCCTTGAGCTTACTGGTGTAGACGAGCAGGATTTCCTCGATGCCGTTGCCGCCAAAGCTAAAGAGCAGGGGATTAAGGGATATAGCTTCACCGTCGACAAGGTAGCAGGCGTTGACCACTCGCCACATAACGGTCTGGTCATCTTCGACCATGCTGACCTCGAGGTTATTAAACAGCATGAGGTTAACCCAGAGCTGGTGCGTAACCCCACACCTGATGAGCTTGCTAAGATTAAAGCAGAGCAGGAATCACCAGCGTCTGACCTCGATCATAACCCGGACGCTGCCAAGGCTGTAGCAGACAACCTGGAGAACCCGCAGATCCCAGAGGTTAGGGGGCAGGAGCTTGCACGTGAGGCCGATCAGGCTGTCGCTGATCTGAAACAGGCGCATGACGCCGGCCTACTAGATGAGATCTCCGCCAAAGAGGCAAAAGACATAATCGACTATAACGAGAAGGCCGACGCGTTCTTGGAGTTATCCAAAGCTGTTGAGAAATGCTGGAGTGGTAACTAATGGCTGATTGTAGAAAAGAGATTAAGAAGAGTTACCCTGACGTTCCAGATAAAGTCATCGATAGCATGCTAAACGATCTTGACGACGTGGCAACACTGCTTGAGAAAACAGGCAAAATGAGCGAGCTCCCGACGCGTCTCCAGCAGCAGCGTGAGCAGCTAAAAAAATTAACCAAGGCTGAGGCTTTGGAGCGGGCCACTAACGCTGTTAAGAAAAACAAGCTCATCGTTCAGGTCGACTCGTTTAAAGACAAAGCAGAGGGCGTACTCACGACACTTGGTGGTAGTGACACGATTAAAAAAGGCGGACGTAACTCAGCTGAGATGTTCGGCGTATCCTTGCGCAATAAGCTCCATGATATGATCAAAGGGCTCGATGCCACACACTTGGAACTATTCAAGTCGGGTAAGCTTGATGCTGAGATAGCAGAGCATACGTTCTCCGAAGCTAACAAGACGCCTCCCACTATCCACATATCACAAGAGGCTAGATTGATTGCTAAGCATCTAGCTGCTGTGAATAAAGAGCTCCTTAATGCCAAACGCAGTGTTGGCTTACCACTAGGTGAGATACATGGGTTCATCGACCAGACCCATAGTGCTGACAAGATAAGAAAAGTATCCTTCACTGAGTGGTACTCGTTTATTAAGGACAAGCTCGACCCTGAGAAGACATTCAAGGATGGGAACCCTGATAGCCCAGAGTCTGTTAAGGCTATGGAGCACACCTACGAGAGTATCACTAAAGAGAGATATGGCATTGAGCCGTCGGGCCCCACGTCCGATAACTTAGATAATATATATAAACAGTCCAAACTGGGTAATCAGTTCACTACCGCTCGTAAGCTACATTTCAAAGACGGGGCAAGTTTTGCCGAGTATAACACTCAGTTTGGTAAAGGTAATATCCTCGATACGCTTGTCTCTGGTGTGAACTCGGATTCACGTAAGGTGGGCCTGATCATGAAGTTCGGGACCAATCCCAAGGCTACGATAGAGTCTCTAATCAAGCGCTTTGACATTCAAGAGGGGCAAGCTAACAAAATCCTAAATAACTACAATAACCTTCTGGGGATCAATAACAGCGGCTCTGACTCCATGGTAGCTAAAGTAGGAGCTAGCGCTAGGTCCCTGCAATCCATGTCTAAGTTAGGTAAGGCTCTCATATCCTCGTTTCCCGACTGGGTGGGAGCTTCATCGATCTACCGAGCTAACTTCGGTGGCAACACCATGGAAGGAATGCTCAAGCTCGTTAAGAACTACGCAGATCCCATGAGCGCTGAGACCAAAAAGGCGTTCGCTGGTAAGATGGGGATCCTGCTGAGTGACCACCTAGGATTCCTCTACACGGACATGATGTACACAGACGGAGCGGCGGGCGCGATATCCAAGGCCCAGAGGTTCTTCTTTAAAATTAACGGCATGGAGTGGCACACCAATAAGTCAAAGCTAGCTATGGCAATATCGTTCGGCGAAGAGCTGGGCGAGCATTCCACTAAGGGCTACAATGCTATCCCGAAGCGCTTACAAGCAGCACTTGGCACTTTCGACATTGACCATCGTGACTGGCTCGTTCTCACTGGAGCAACGGAGACCTACGAAGGGCGTAAGATGATGACGGCTGAGGCTATACAGAAAGTCGACAGGAACCTTGTACAGCAGGTCATTAACGTGAAGTTCGCAGATCAGAAGTTCAAACCAACTCCAGAGAAATACCTCTACAACTTAGAGATGAGCTACCGTAACTACATCAACGACAACGTCGACGTGGCACTGCTCCAGCCTGGCGTTAGGACACGCACCACACTGCTGGGCGCTGGTACGGCTGATGACCCATGGTCACAGTCACGGCGCATGTTCGCGCAGCTTAAGAGCGTTCCCATGTCCACACATAAGCTGCTATCTCGGATAGCAAGCAGTGACCCGGACAAAGCGGCTGAGGGATTCATGGACGCTATGAAGGGTAAGGGCGATATCCGTGGCATGGCGGAGTTCATGAGCGGAGCGACTGTACTTGGCGGTGTGGCTATGATGCTGAAGAAGATCACAGAGGGGAATGACCCTCGCATTGACTTCACCACTCTTGAAAACGCAGCGCAGGCATTTGTACGAGGAGGGGCTGGCGGCCTTTACGGAGACTACCTGTTCGGTGCGTATAAATCAAGCTATCAGATTGCCAAGAATCTAGCAGGCCCAGTGTTCGGTGAGGCCTTGGATCTAGTTGACATCTATGCACGGTTCGATTCCGACAAGGATCTCTCACATCAGGAGCAGCTGGCGATCCAGCGAACACTGAAATGGACAGCTAGGAACACACCGGGTGGTAACCTGTTCTATACAAAGTGGGCTTTAGACAAAGCGGTTTGGGAGAATGCCTACGAGGCTAATGACCCAGGATACGGCATAAGAAAAGAACTCAGGCAGCTTAAGAAGCAATACGGGAAATAAATGGCGTTCACCAATGAGACTGTGAAGGCTACCTATAACGGCAACGGGGTCACCGCCACGTTCGCTATCCCGTTCACCGTCATCGACGATGCATCATCAGAGGTCGTCGTCCATAAGCGCGACCTTACCGTAGACCCTGTCACTCAGACACTGCAAGTGATCAGCACGAACTACACCATAGTAGGTGATAACGTCATCATGAACGTGATCCCTACCACTGACGAACAGGTGGTGATCTCCAGAGCCTTAGACTTAAAACAGACGCTGGATCTTCAGAACAACGCCGATTTCGTCCCTGAGACCCAGGAGCTCCACCTGGATATGCTGGTCGCCATGATCCAGCAGGTGAGTGAGCGCGCGGACAGAGCGCCTATCGCGCACATATCCGAGCAAGTGCCAGCTAACGGGTTCAACTATGGTGAGCCGATCCCATCGACTGTGATCGGGTGGAACGATGACGCCACTCAGGTAGTGCTCTACACGTTTGATGAGGTCACAGCCGATATCACAGCAGACCTCGCCGCTCACCTTAACGATACGGTGGACGCGCACGATGCCTCTGCTATAAGCAATGCTCCATCGGGTAATCTGATAGCCACTAACGTACAAACAGCACTTAACGAGCTGCAAACGAACATAGATCTGTTCTTTGGAGTGTCGGCACTGGGAGGTGAATTTGCACTCGTCACAAGTCCGTCTGGAAAAATTGTCACATCAGCCGTTACAGCAACCGAGCTTGGATACGTATCTGGAGTTAGTTCGAGCATACAGGGCCAGTTCACGACAGCACAAACTAACCTGGCTAATCACGTTAACTCTAGTGACGCTCACGATGCTAGCGATATTAGTGTGGTACCAGCGGGAAACCTGGCTAGCTCAGATGTACAGGCAGCTCTTGAGGAGCTCCAGCTAGACATCGATACTATAAGTGGTGGAGGCTCTCCGATATCCACGACTGACGATCTGCCAGAGGGTGTGGTTAATTTCTACTACACAGAAACGAGATTCAATACCTCATTTGCACTTAAGGACACCGATGATCTTACTGAGGGATCTACTAATTTCTACTACACAACATCCAGGTTCAACACGGACTTTGCATTAAAGACAACGACAAATCTTACAGAGGGAACAAACCTCTACTACACAACATCCAGGTTCAACACGGACTTTGCATTAAAGACAACGACAAATCTTACAGAGGGAACAAACCTCTACTACACAGACGAGCGCGTTGATGACAGAGTAGCATCCCTCCTTGTTGCCGGCACTGGGATCGCACTCACATACAACGACGGTTTAAACACTCTCACCATTGGTTCATCTGGCGGATACACGGACGAGCAGGCACAAGACGCAGTAGGCGCGATGGTGGCTGACTCCACCAAGGTGTCGCTCATATATGTGGACGGTACGCCAAGCCTGACCGCTGATATTATTGCAGGGTCTTTAGTAAATGCGGATATCGCAGCGAGCGCAGCTATCGCAATCACTAAGATTGCTAACGGTACTGCAAATCAGCTTATTAAGGCAAATGCTGGGGCCACAGCTAACGAGTTCGCCACTCTATCTGGCGGCACTGGGTTAAGCGTAACATTCGGGGCTGGGACCATCGCGCTGGCGAACACGGGGGTGACAAGTGCAATCGCAGGAACAGGTATTGGAGTTTCAGGCGCGACTGGCGCGGTTACTATATCAAACACAGGCGTTACATCTCTCATTGCAACTGCTAACCAAACAACCGTCTCGGGCGCAACTGGAGCAGTTACAATCGGAACTGTCCAGAGCATCGGAACTGGTTCAAGCCCTACTTTCACGGGACTTACACTATCAGGTTTAGGTTTAGGAATCGTTCACTCAAGTAGTGGTGGCTTATTTTCATCATCACTTATTGTAAATGCGGATGTTAGTGCCAGCGCCGCAATTGCTTACTCGAAGTTAAACTTGGCTTTAAGTATTGTAAATGCGGATGTTAGTGCCAGCGCCGCAATTGCTTAC